GGCTCTCTCGATCGGTCCGCACCGTGAAGCCGTTCACGTCAATCCCAGCCGTCTCCGCCTCCCACCTCGCCGCCGCAATCTCGCTCTGTTTGCGCTCCCGTGCCTGTTCAAACTTATCGGCAGGGGTCACTACTTTTGTCCAATCAATACTCATTCTGGAAGCACCACCTCTCCGTCAGTCACATTTATCGGCTCAGGGAACCGTGCCGCTTCAGATGCATCCGGCCCGTGAGGGAGGAGGATGGGGATAACCAGTTCTCCGTTGATCCGTTCCACGTTCCCGCATATCCACTCGCAATCGATAGCCTCTCTGGGCAGGGTTGCACCGTCAGCGAGAGGGGAGAAATCATAAGGTACTCCGTTGATTTTGAGAGTCTCGCCTATTTTTGTTATTTCTAAAGCTCTGTCTGAGCGTATAGGGCTAAAATTAATTAACATTAGAACCACCTCCCGACAAATAAGAACCATGCATTGTCCGTCCCCGCCCCAGTGACAGTACCACCATTTGAGACAGTGAGTATTTTTCCTGTGTAGGTCGTTTGAGTTATGCCGCCTTCTACAACTCTACAAGCTGTTCCTGCTCCTGATGTTATGCCTACTGCTGCATATGAAGATGGGCTAGAAATAAAAGTTGCAGGCAATGTGCCAGTTGTTCCACCGCCGTTGTTATTTGTTGCGGTCAAGGCTAATACAGCGGTCGCAATCATCGTCCCGTCCGCAAACTTCACGTACTCCCCGTTCGCATTGCTCCCCCGTTCGATCACCGCCCCTGTGGGAACGCCGCCGGACTGTGAGACTGTGCCGAGGAGGTTGCCCCTTCGGTAGAACGCTGTGTCTGCAAGAGCCTTGGGGGTAACGGCACGTACCGTATCCGTACCAGTCAGCGTCTCAGCAGACGTTGCCAGTTCAACCATTCCGGCAACGGTGTCAGACGCCACCTGATCTTTTACGTAGGCTGTCGTGGCGAGTTTTGTGCTGTCATCGTCATCCGCCTGCGTGGGGGCTGTGGGGGAGCCAGTGAGTGCGGGGGAGGCGAGAGGCGCATAGTCCGCACTCCACTCCGCGCCGGACTCGTCCAATTTCACGGCCAGCACCTTGCCGGAGTCTCCATCGGAGATGGAGGGGATGCCATCCCCGTCCGCACCAGGTTCGCCCTTGTCGCCCTTATCACCCGGGTCGCCCTTGCTTCCCCTTATCGTCAGAGATGAGCCCCATGTAATCCCACCGTCAACAGATAGGTGAAGATAGGCATCTCCGTCCGTGTAGGCCGATGACCACGAAACACCGTCAAGGGAATACTCGGTTGACACAGATGGAGCCGCATCACCTTTATCGCCCTTGAGTCCGCGGGCGAGGAGCGGGCTACCCCACGTGTCACCGTCATCCACGGAAATCCTCAGATAGTTGTCCCCATCCGAGGCGGCAGAGTGCCATTCGTCACCGTCAGGAGAATACTCAATTCTGACCTGGGGAGCGGGATCCCCCTTGACCTTCATCGACTCCAGCCATGTCGCCTCGTCGCCTTCAAAACCGTTGTCAACGGCAAGCTGGTACGCCGAGATCCCAGGGTTGCCCACGTCCCCCTTGTCGCCGACAGCACCCTGCTTCCCGACTGAGCTTATCTCTATTTTCCTTGCCGACGTCGATGTAACCTCTATCTTGTTGACCTGTACTGTAAGCTCGGCATTCATGGGGCTGTCTCCTCTTCCGCCGGGTCGTGGACCGTGGACGAGGGGTTGCAGTACCATCTGCCGTCAGAGACGGGATAGTCCACGTCGGAGCCGAGCACCACCTTCACGTCGAACACACCTCTTGTCTGCTTTCCTGTCGTATTCAGCAGACGGGAGTTTTCTGCGCTGACGTTGATCCGGATGTTCCCATTGAGCTCATCCAGCACCACATCGCCTTCGTCGGAATCGACGGAGAATATTTCGGCCCCGCCATACTCACTCCGGAAGGTGCACCCCACCCACCCGTTGGTAAGGTTTTGCTTCTCACCGTCATTGTCATAGCACGTGATATCGAGGATCACCGTCTGTCCAGCCTTGAATGCCGGAACGTCCCACCGCTCATTCTGGTTTATCATGGCCTACACCTTGATGCAGGGGAGCATCGCCACGTTCCTCGGCCTCGTCTCCGCCCCACCGCTCGCAGCCACAGTGACAGCATGGGTATGGTCGGCAGAGGACACAAGGGACACGGATCCCGTATGAGTGTGGGCACCGCCTGATGCCGCTGAACCGGATACTGTGTGGGTGTGGGCACCTGCGGATTCGATATAAGCTGATGTCAACGACGAGGTTCCAACGTTAGCAAATCCCACAGGATAATTGCCGCCATTCCCTTGGGCAATGTAAATTCTCTGTCTATGTACATGCGCCCCGTTGCTCGCCGCAGTCCCGCTCACTGTATGGGTATGGGCTCCGTTGCTGTTCACCGTCACGGACCCCGTATGGGTATGGGATCCAGTATTGGATGAACTCCCCGTATGGGTATGGGATTTGTACGCTTCCCCCTGGGCACTCCCGAGCGCCCGGTCAGCGTCCACACCTCTTCCGGAGTCGAGCCCCCTCAGGAACTCTCCGCGAAGATCCGGGAGATTGAATGTGGTGGAACCGTCGCCAGCACCGTGCACCGTGCCGATGGCGCTGAACAGATCGGCGTAGTCCGCCCTTGCCACCGCACTCCCGTCGCACGCAAGCCAGCCGGACGGAGCATCTGCCCCGGCGAAATGCATCACCATCCCCGCCGGAACGCGGGCAAGCGCCATGACGTCCTCTCCCTTGGACCGTATGGCAGCAGGGATGTTCTTCACGTATTCATTATCAGAAGGATAGGTTGAACTGTATGCCATTTCCGCGCCTCCTAAAGATCAACATATTCGACCACCACCTGCCGCACCTTCATCCTTCCATCCGAGGATCGTATCCTCACATAGAGCTCGGGAGCGGCCACCATCTGGCGCGTCGCCTTTCTCTGCATGCCATTTAGGGCGAACCCGATCATCCCTATTCCATTTACATCGACCGCCGCATTGGCATCACCGTCCAGAGACACGTCCAACTTCTTCAGCAGTACCACATCTCCTGCGCTCGATATGGGGCGGGCAACAAGCGATGCGTCGATACTCTCCGTCTCAAAGTCCCTCGAAACGGACCGATCCATGGCATAGACAAAACCATTCGGATTCAACCCGTCCTCGCCGACAAGGGAGAGGTGGACCATGGCACCGATGGACTGGCAGGATGCAATTTCAAGAGGAAATGTGAAGATCGTCCACCCGCCGAAGGTCAGATTGTAGACATAGACCTTCTTGCTCCCGGTGTCAGGCTTCACCCAGATCTCACCTCTCGACCTGACAGACCAGAGTCTTGCTTCGCTGCCAAGCTCCCGCACAAGAGCCTCGTTGATATTCATCCCCATGCGGCTGACCTTGATGTCGCCATATTCCGCCACGGATGTCAGCGAGTGGATGCCGTAATTCCTGTCGACGAAGAATATATCATTCCCCTCCTGCACGGCAGTGAAGCGGTTGATGTTCGTCAGATTCCTCCCGATCTCCTGCACCTGCCAGTCCGGGAATGAGCCGACAATGCGGTACGCCACACCGTCCGTCTTGAAGACAATGAGGTCCCTGTTCAGCATGACGAGGGCGTTGGTGTGACCGCCGCTCCGATTCCCCACATCTATCCATACGGCATCGGATTCCGTCCAGTCATCGCCTTCGGTCTTCCAGTTTTCATGGTCGCCGATCCCGGAGAAATAAATCCTGTCGTTGGCCGACGAGCCGATGACCACGCGCCCATCCTTCTTCGTCACCACGTCGCAGCCAGGCGATGAGTCAACCGTTGACAGAGTATCCCCGTCGTAATACTGGAGCTTCCCGCCGGAAGCGATCAGGACTCCATTTCTTGACGAGAACTGCCACAGCTCGCCCATTGGTTCCTGCGTTCCGGTGAAGGCGCTGATCTTCGCAATAGCCATCACACCACCTCCACAAAATCACTGCACTTCTCCGGGACATCGGAAGCCATCCAGGCACCATAAACAAACCACGTGAAGTCGGAACACATGAGCTCGTCCACCGGGTATTGCGAGAACGCCGCAGGCATGGTGTAGAGGAACCCGCCGCACGCGCCGTAAATGACACCATCCATGGTGTAGAGAATGGACATGGCAGACTTAGGCACCGGATCCTCGCCGTCCCCTGTTGCCACGCCGACAACAGCATCTCTCGTCTCGATAGCGGCTCCGGTGGGGGCATACTGGAAATTCACCGCTTCGAGAAGCTCGTTCTGCTTCAGTCCGAGCGGATTGTCCGCGAGGTTCAGTCCTCCGGAAAAGTCAACCGCCACCACAAGGTCGGTCTTCTGCCTCGGGCTATACTTGCTGTTGTGGGTGTCGTTCCTGAACATTGGCGGGAACACCTCCCTGTGGTATTCCCGACATGGCTATATGCAGAGCGTGCTCCTGCGACACATCGTGGCCCGTCCTCATCCCCGCGAGTTCGGTGGCGATGTTGACCACGTTGGTGCAATACGGCTCGGGGAACGGAATGCTGTCGAGAAATGTCACCGGACCGGGAACCCAGAAATACCGGATTCGCTGTCTGGAATTGATCGGATCGGGCGAGATCTTCCCGCCGGAGATGGAGCACCGCTGCCCCTGCAGGAGAGAGTGGAATCCGACAGGGAGATCCTCGGAAGCATACGCCGGAAGATCCAGCTCTTTCACAGACCACGGGTTGCCCGCAAGAATCATATTCACTCCCACTGTATTGATGGCCATGTTCACGTAGGCAAGGAGTTCGTCGTCGGGGTGAACAATATTCTGCATATCGTTATTCCGGTGGCGGACCGCCGCCACGGCTGTCTGCACATTCATCCCCCCACCCCCTATGTGAATATCTTCTGGTCAGGAATGTGGCTGATGCCCCTCGACGCCATGGACGTCACGACCTTCCAGACAAGATTGTCAGCCGTCATGTAGTCATTCATCATCAGAGCCTTCGCCACATTCACCACCGTGCTGAACAGGGACCGCGGAATATCCACCTCGTCAAGATCCTCGACGATCATCTCGGGGATGTAGAAATATTCGACGGAAAGATCGCCGTCTGAGCAGTAGATTCTATCGCCGGCCACACGGTAATACCCGTCAGGCGGGACCGTCCCGCCAGACCACGGAAGGAGCCCGTCCACAAGGGACAGGGAGTGAAGGTCTTCCGGCAGCTCCGCAGAGCCCCCCGCCACGGTCAGGGTCATCCTCCTCCTCGCCGCGGGATTTGCGTTCCCGATGAGGGCATCGTAGACAAGACTGATGGCATCGTTTAGGGGTCCCATGAGCTGGTAATCGGAGAACCTCATCCCCTGATGGTCACCAGACAGGTTCCTCAAATGAGACAGAAGGCTTCTCGCCTCAATCATCTATATCCCCCCTTCGCTTGTGCGCCACTCGGGGTGCGCCCGAATCAGGCGCCGCATTGCCTTGTCGTCTCCCGCCATTGCAGCGAGGGCATCGGGGCTCTTCGCGGAAATGAGACGCATCATATCCTCCATGGGGATCGATGCGACTCTCCTTGAGTTCCCGTCAGAAGAGATCCCCTTCCCGTCCTTCCGCATCTCATTATTTATCTTGAGGATAGGGTCCGTGTCGTAGACGGTCCTCAACTCATATCCGTCCTTATTCTCAGTCAGTATCTTCAAGCTATCACCTCATAAAAAAAATAGGGGAACCCCCGATGTTCTGAGGGTTCCCCGGATTTTATGCTCTTGCTACCCTATCAGGGCATTGTTGCGAGGAGGTCGGTGATCGCCACGTTGCACTTCTCGGCCCTCGCCTCAATGGTGAGCTCTCCGACGATGACTTTCCTCGTCATGTCGCCGGTCTTCGGAAGGTCGAGAGTTTTGAAGGGCCGGAGGTAGGCAGTTTTCCAGAGGGAAGGATCAAGCATGTATACCTTCCCGTTCCCCATCCAGCGGTCGACAACGATCTTGAGCGTTCCAAAGTCCGTCTCGATGATGTCGATCCTTTCCTTCAGCTTGCTCTCGTCAGCATCCATGAACTTTGTTGCGCTGTTCGTCATTTTACCGATAATGCGCTTTGTCCTCGGGGAGACAAGCATGGTTGTGGGGGCCCCGCCGGATTTCCACGCGTCCTCAAGGGCCTCTCCGATGAGATCGAAGGTCAGCGCGCGGTCAACGTGTGTTCCTGGAGTATCAGGCTCATTCGTCAGGACGTTCGTTGCGATCCAGTAGGGAATGCCGCCCATCTCCCGCTCGGTCGTTGCATCCCCAGCAACCTTGGAGTCGTTGTTCAGGTAGGCATACTCCACGTCGAGGGCGATTTCCTTCATGGCCTTCGCCATGTTGTAGGCGATCTCGCTCTTGACCCCGTGCTTGTCGACGGATTCCTGAGTGTCAGTCACTCCATACCCTCTGGACATGATCTGCGTGTAGTTCCCGAGCCGGGTTCTCGTTCCGGGATCGGATACCTCATAGCTGAATCCTTCAACCTTTTTGTTCTCCGCACCGACCATTGCGACCTGATCTTCAAGCCATTCGTGAGTCGTTGCGCTGGCGGTCGCCTTCCCCATCATGGAGTAGATGGGGGTCTCGCTTGGTGCAATAGCAGTGATGAGATCGCTGATGTCAAGTTTGTTACCTACCGCTACGTATGTGTTCTTGCCCAATTAAAGGCATCCCCTTTCGGTGTCGGCTAATCTGCGTAGCCGTTAAGCCGAAGGAAATCAGCCTTCTCCTCTGCTGTCATCCTGCTGAAGGTATTTGTGGTGACCCTCCTCTGAGGCTCCTCCACATCATTGCTTCCTGTTTCGACAACGGGCGGCGATTCCTTCGGACGTGCTCCCTGCTTCTCCCTGTGCCACGCCTTTCGGATCTTCTGTATCGCCCCTTCGATTTCCTCGATGGTCCCCGTATGGAAGGTGCGCATGTATTCGGAGTACTCCTTGTATGGAAGGGATTCGAGGTAGACGAGAGACCATTGGTTTATCTCGTCATAGCAAGGCTCTTCCCTCTGAACCTTCAAGAGGAGTTCCGAGTACTGCTGCTTCTTCCGCTCAATGGTCCTCTGCTTTTCGAGCTGCTGGGTGGCGACCCCATAAAGCTCCTG